GTTATTAATACCTGCATAAACCATTTGATTAGATGTTGTATTTAAATTGTCATAAACATAGTCTTCAACTAAACAGTCCATAGATTCTAGTTTACCAGTGTACCTAAAGAAACCATTATCAGACATCCAGTACGCAGCACCATCAACTTCAACAGCTGCATTCTTACCAATCAATCCACAGTTAGTTCCTACTTGTTCATAGGCGAAAGTAAAAGGAGTTCCAACAAAACGCATTGTAAATAAAGATGTATCGCTCCAAACGTAAATTGCATTTCTACCAAGTTTAGCTCCCATGATCCGTGATCCGGCAGCCAGTCTTTGTGTACCAGCACTATTCTCAGCTGTAGGTGTGTAGTCTGTAATATCTTCTTGAGAAGAGAATCTAATAAACATGTCGTCTTGTGTTGCCTTATCACCAATAGTTGTTTCTGTTCCAAAAAACACTAAGTGACGATCGGGAGTAGATACTAACATATCTCTAGATGCAGTTGGTGCACCTGATATAATTGTAGCTCTTGTTGTTACAGCGTTAGAAAGATCTGAATTCCATTGAAAACATTCTCCGTTAAATATTAAAGCAATAGCAGTGCTACCTAAATTATCTATGGACCACATACCAGGTTCTGCTACTTTATCGGTAGATGTAGCTGCTTGACCCCATCCAGAAAAACCACTGTAATTAGTTACAGTTGCTCCATTACTATGAGAAGCATTAGTTGTTCCTCTAACATTTCTTGTAATTCCAGTAAAGCTTGTGGCTGTAATGCCTGTGTAAGATATTTCTTCATTATCTACTTTAATAAAATTTGTTCCTGTGCTTGGAAATCCTGTTGTGCTGGCTACGTTAATCGTTGTTCCCGAACCACCAGTTCCAGCAGAGTCAGCATTTAACGCTCCATTTAAAGTTGTTGTTTGTGGATTAGTAACTGAACCACCCCATTGAGATATACCATAACCAAAAACTCCAACTTGGTCAGGTGGTCCTACATGATAATATTGAAAATAAGTTATGCCTCCAGAAGTAGTTGCTCCACTTCCGGTCTCAACACTTGGCATTGTAATAGTTAATGTTGTTGCAGTTGGAACACTTGTTACCATAAATTTTTTATCACAAAAATCTGAAGCTCCAAAATTAGAGCTTGTAATAGAACTAAATGTACTTGTATCGCCAAATAAAATAATATCACCTGCTTCAAAATTGTGTGATGATGCAAAAGTAATAGTTACTGCCGGGTCATTATTAACAGTGCTAAATGCATTAGTGATTGCTGTGCCTGATGGATTAGTTAGAGGATGTATATCGTAATATACTCCCCCTGTATAAACGTATAAAATTCTATTAGTGCCAATAAGAGAGTATTTAATTCCTGCTTTATTAACCATGTGATGCAAACCTCTAGCTGCACCAGTTAATTTACTATCTCCTAATTGAGACCACCCACCTATTTTTTCTGGAGTACCATACCTAAAACGTACGTTTTCACCTCCTGTCCATTGCGATTCAGCTCCGGTAGAAGTTACTTGTTTATTAAAGCCTGGTAAAAATCCTAGTTTTTGTAGCATACTTGCCTTCTATTATATAATCAACTCAAGATATACTATATTTTATTTATTTGGTAGTGTTATTATTACCGTATTATTGACTTTTTTGTTAAGTTATATATTATCACTAATATAAAAGAAATAGATAATATATACATATGAATTTAATTAATCATTATTGGGTTTTTTCAAAAGCACTAACCCCAAAATTTTGTAATCATGTTAGACGTTATGGAAATATGACTCAAAAACAAATGGGTATTACCGGTGAGACTGGTGAAAAACATAAAGATTTAAATCAACAAGATATTAAAAACATTCAAAAGAAAAGAGATTCAAATATTGTTTGGATGAATGATCCATGGATCTATAAAGAAATAAAACCATACATTGCACTAGCAAATAAAAATGCTGGCTGGAACTATGATTTAGATTTTTCTGAACCATGTCAATTTACTGAATACAAATCAGGTCAATATTATGGCTGGCATTCAGATGATTTAACTAAACCTTTTAATGATAAAAATGACGTTAATAAATTTGGTAAAATAAGAAAACTATCTGTAACATGTTCTTTATCCGATCCTTCTGAATACCAGGGAGGAGAATTAGAGTTTGATTTTAGAACATATGATCCAAATTTAAGAGATGAATCTAAACATGTAACACAATGTAAGGAAGTGTTACCTAAAGGTTCTCTAGTAGTTTTTCCTAGTTTTATTTGGCATCGAGTTAAACCAGTAACAAAAGGTGTTCGTCATTCTTTAGTAATTTGGAATTTAGGATATCCGTATAAATAATGAATGAACTAAATTTATCTACTTATTTTCCTTCACCTATATATAGTGGGTATATACCTGAATGGGTTGAGCCTTTAAATAAAGCATCCGATCAATACATTATTTTTGCTGCAAATAATAGTAAAGAATTTATAAAAGAAAGACAAGAATTTTTAGGTAAAAAAATTGGTGACTTTGGTATAACACATCATTCAGTAAGCTTGTTACCAGATTTAAATTTTAGAGAATTTAAAAAATATACATTAAACCAATCAATAAAAGTATTAGATGAAATGGGATATGATTTAAGAAATTATCGTTTAAAATTTACAGAACTTTGGGTTCAAGAATTTCCTATAAAAGGTGGTGGCCATCATGAAGGACACGTACATTATAATACACATCTATCAGGTTTTTATTTTTTAAAATGTTCTAACAAAACTTCTTATCCTATATTTAAAGATCCGCGAGTCGCTAAACATATGTCTCAACTTCCATTAAAAACAGATTCAGAAATGACTACCGGAACTGAATTAGTACACTTTATGCCACAACCGGGTTCGTTTGTAATCTTTCCATCTTTTTTAGAACATGAATTTAAACTAGATGCTGGTATAGAACCTTTTAGATTTATACATTTTAATGTCCAAGCAGAAAGCATAGATACATGAGAATAATAGATTTACACGCTATGCCTTTGGCATACTCTAATTTAAATTTAAATAAACAACATCAAAAACAAATGAATAGTTTTATTAAAAATGAATTAACTAACATAGGTAGAGTAAGATCTAATGTTGGAGGTTATCAAAGTGACAATCTTGATTTTTTAAAAGATCCTTTTTTAAATTTATTAAAAGATATAATAGAAGAAAGAGCAAATATTTTTGCACGAGATGTTATGCAAATTGAAAAAAATGTATCTTTAGGTAATATGTGGTTAAATGTAAATGGATATAAAGATTATAATCATTCACACGTTCACCCCCATAGCATTATTTCTGGTGCTTTTTATTGTCAAATTCCAAAAGAACATAGTGGACCCATAAGATTTAATGTTAATAAAGATATAGGTTTGTATGTTGAAGCAGATTTAATTACTAATTTTAATAAATACAATTCAAGTGTTTATGATGTTTTTCCAAAAACTTTTGACATGTTGTTGTTTCCTTCTTGGTCGTGGCATGAAGTTAGACCCAATATGAATAAAAAAGAAAAAAGAATAACTATAAGTTTTAACTGTCAATGAAAAGTATAAATTTTAATAATGTAGGTTTTATTGAACAAAAACTTTCTAAAAAAGTTTTAGAAAGAATTAATAGTTATATTAAAAATAAAGACCAAAAATGGAATAATAATCTTGTTGGACACATTGATAGTTCTTATGTTTTAAACGACAAAGATAATTGGTTTTTTATTAATACAATACTTCCTACTATAAAAAAATTTCAACATGATTTTACTCCTTCAACAAATTATATACCACATGTATTAACTAAAAATTGTGAATTTATTTTAGATAAAATGTGGGTAAACTTTCAAAAAAAACATGAGTTTAATCCATTGCATGATCATAGTGGAGTTTATTCTTTTGTTATATGGTTAACCATACCATCTGATTATGAGAAGGAAAAAGAATTGCCTTTTGTAAAACATGCAAACAATTCATTTGCTAATATGTTTGAATTTGCATATGTAAATTCGTTAGGAAAATTGTGCACTCACCAATATAAATTAAGTTCAAAAGATGAAGGAACAATGTTATTGTTTCCAGCTAAATTAATGCATTCAGTGTATCCTTTTTATTTATCAAACAAAACTAGAATTAGTATATCGGGAAATGTTAGTTTAAATCCAGAAAAAATAATGAAATAATAAAAAATATGAATTTTAAAAAAAATAAATATACTGTAATTAAAAAAGTTATATCAAAAGAATTGAGTGAATTTTTGTATAACTATTTAAATTTAAAAAAACAAGTAGCTAGAACTTGTTTTGATTCTAGACACATATCTCAGTTTGAAACTATGCTTGGTGTGTGGAATGATCCGCAGGCTCCAGAAACGTATTCTTGTTATGCTGATTTTGCAATGGAAACTTTATTAATTAAATGTCACGAACAAATGGAAAAGATAACTGGATTAAAATTATATCCAGCGTATAGTTATACCCGAATGTATAAAAAAGGAGATGTTCTTGACAGACATAAAGATAGGTTTAGTTGTGAAATATCTACTACCATGAATCTTGGTGGTGATAATTGGCCCATATATTTAGATCCTACAAATACACACATACCACGAGAAGATGAGCCGTATAAAGTAATTGGAAATAAAGGAACAAAAATAAATTTAAACCCAGGAGATATGTTAATTTATTCTGGTTGTGCATTAGAACATTGGCGAGAAAAATTTACTGGTAATGAATGTGCACAAGTATTTTTACATTACAATGATAGAAAAACAAAAGGATCTAAAAAAAATATGTTTGATACAAGACCACATTTAGGATTACCAGAGGATTTTAAAAAAGATTACCCATGGAAATGATTAAAAAACAAATATTAACTGAAACATCTCTTTATTATGGAGATTTAAAAATGCCTAAATATTGGGAAATAGACAGAAATCAATTGTGTGGAGAAATTTTACAATCAAAAATTAGAAAAAAAGATTTGTTGTTTTCTAGAACTTGGGACAAAATAAAAACTTTTGTAACTGATTTTATGTCACTAAAACATAATGTTCAATTAATTCCTGAACATATTTTTGGAAATATTTTTGAAAGAAATCAAATATCAGAACCAAGATTAGAAATGCATTATCCTAATTTAGATAAATCTCCTGATTTTGTTTTATTATACGGAGTAAATATTGATCCAAAAACTTGTAAAATTGTTATAGATTATGATGACAATATTAGAAAAGGTTTAAAATGGGAAGTAGATTTAGAAAACAATAAATTTGTTATGTTCCCAGCTTCATTAAAATATTTTATTAAAAATAAAAATAATTCTTCTTCTAATTTTTTATTAACAATTACTTTTAAAAAGATTTATAGTTAAGCGTTGATGTTTGCTAGATCCCAAACTTGATTATCTTCATTCCAACTATATACCCAAGAATGACTACCTGCTTCATTTTGTGAAATTTGTTCAGCTGTTAAGTCTGGTTTTGCAACTGGTGCATCCCATTTTGCATCAGTAGTGTTTAAAGTCCAAGACGGAAATGGTTTAGGGCCAGTAAAAAAATCATGATCTGGATGCCAGATACAACCAATCCCTGCAAAATGTTTTCTAAAATTTGAATTATAAGATGTTTGAATCCATAAATTAGCTGGCCAGTTATTGTGTTTTTCTAAAAAAGTTTGACCTACTAATTCTTCTTCAACACCTTTTCCATTAGTTGTGTCTTTATTGTTTACAACAACTACTTGTAAAACTTCATTTTCTTCAGATATTTTTGCAAAGTGTGCCATAATTATTACGCTAAATATTTATACCTTATTATTACTACTCCAGAACCACCGTTTCCAGCAGCATTATCTCTTCCGCCACCGCCACCGCCACCGGTATTGTCAGTTCCATTTGACACGGCACATCTATAAGTTGGAGTTGGAGTTGGAGAACCAGGATAATATCCTGTTCCACCACCTTGTGTTCCTGTTCCTGATGGTTGGCCAGAATCGCCGCCTCCGCCGCCTCCGCCAGCGTATCCCACTGGAGAACCTGTAATGTTTGTTGTTACACCTGAACCGCCTGGTCCAGATCTTCCAGATGTTCCTGAACCGCCAGCACCGCCTCCGCCAGCTGCTGACCATGGATTTGGTGGGGGTGCTCCTGTTCCACCACTGTTTCCTTCTGATGGACTATATCCACCTTGGTTTCCAGAACCTGCGCCTTTTGTTCCACTAGTAGTAGTTCCTCCACCACCACCGGATCCTCCGGCTTGTCCTGGTTCATTTAAATCTTGTGAGCCTCCACGACCTCCGCCGCTTCCTGAAATTGTAGAAAAAGTTGAAGTAGCTCCATTTGTAGAATTTTGTGTACCTGGTGTTCCCCCAACTCCACCAGCACCTACTGTAATTGGATATGATCCTGGGGATGCAGAAATTGGAATAGATGAAGAAACAGCTAATGGACTAGCTGTATAAGGTCCTGAAGTAGCACAAACATGAGCTTCTCTAAAACCCCCTGCACCGGCACCGCCGCCGTGATTTTGTCCACCACCTCCGCCGCCTGCAATAACTACATAATCTACGTTACCTGTTGAACAAGCACAAACTGCAGATACTGTAAAAGTTCCATTTCCTGTAAATCTATGAATTCTATAAACTCCAGAACAAGTAATACATCCACCTGTGGCTTCAATTAAACCAGCAGCTTCTCCACCTGCTCCAAATCCTAAAACTTGATAACCAAAACTTGCCATATTTTATTCTCCTTATGCGTCGTTAGCTGCATCAGTAGTGTAAAATATTTTAACGCCAAGCACTCTTGCATCGGCAGTGAAAGTATCGCTACCATCTGCTGCGTCTCTTAATAATTGAAAATAAGTTAACTCACCTGCTGCAGGAGAACCCGCAACTGTCATAGCACTACTTTCAGCTGTAATTTGTTGATCTTCAACTGTTCCTATACCTGCGTCTGTAACTTCAATTTGTGTTCCATACGCAACGTCAATAGTATCATTATCGGCACACGCAACTGCTTGTAAACCAAATATACAGTTACCTGTATTTGTAGAAGCTGGTGTCCAATAAACTTGATAAGTTACTGTTCCTTCGTTCCATGATTTAGGCATAGATACTGAAAATTGTGCGTACTCTGCTGTGCCTGCATCAAAATCTAATACCTTCATATCAGGTCTTGTTGCTGTTGTTTCAACTTGTTGTGCATCAGCACCATTAGTTGTAGCTCCATACATAGCTGAAGCAGGGACCCACATACTTTCTTTACCTGCAATTTTAACTGCAGCAGTTCCTGATTTAAGAACTCCACTTCCTTTAGGGTTAATGTTAATGTCTACGTTTGTTTCACCTGAAGCTGTAAACGTTGGACCATTTCCCGTAGCTGCGTTAGCGTATGTTAATTCGTTAACCGCTGAACTTGTAGCAGTTAATAAAAATAATTCGTTTCCGTTAGTATCTAAAATTGAAGTTCCAATTTTAGGTGCTGTTAAAGTTTTGTTTGTTAAAGTTTCTGTTCCAGTAAGAGTTACATCACCAAAATTTAATGTATAAATATCAGGGTTAGTTCCATCATTTGCTGTAGCAAATACAAGTTGATCACCTTTATCAGTTGCTGAAAAAGTATAACTATCTCCTGAACCAGAAGCGTATTTAAATTGTACTGTGTAAGCACCTGATGTTGAATTTCTTAAAAAATAAAAAGTTTGTGCATCTAAAGGAATTGTTACAACTCTATTTCCAGTAATAGAACCTGTAAGTTCTATCATTCTGTGAGACATAGCAGCACCAGTTGATCCATCAGAAACTGTTAAAGCTGTTGGTGTTCCAGAATCTCCAACGGCTTGTGTAGTGTATCCACCTGAAATTTGTTC